GAATTATAAACATCGGTAATAGCACCTACGCTTTTTCCTGTTGTACCCCAATCAACATGAATATCTTGACTCCCATACTTTACATAGGATGTTTGAGTTGATCCGGATTCTAACTGACATATACTTAGATCGGTTAATATACCCTCAAATCGAATGTAAACCTCGCCTATGTTTAAGGTGATTTTCTTTACACCAGTTCTACCGGGGATTTCCCCCCTAGTAAATACCTTACTTGAATCATAATAAGCAATTCTGACAGGATTGAATAACATAAAAGGCACACTATTTGTTAAGTTTATAAAATCTGAAACAAATCTTGTAGCATCAGGACTCGTTAACCCTGTTGTGGAACTTAGTAGAACTCCTTGTGTTGCAGTTAGGGAATTAAATAAATTATTTGACATAACCTTAACAATCCCCGAAGAGGAAGATTTTACGGTATTAACTGGAGTATTTCCGGTAACTATAATGTTTATTTGACCAGAAATTGCATTTGGCGGCAGGGTAACGATACCGCTACTAGAACTAACCGTTGTAGTTAAATCGTCAGTGTTCTTTTGCCCGATCTCTAAATTAGTAAGACTAGAACAAGTAGTATCAATAGCTGTTTTAATCAAAGGTACAACGCCAGTTGGCATTGAATTTCCATTAACGCTAATTCCGGAGGCACTTATTAAATAATAAGCTGAATCGCAAAAGTATATTTGGTGACTATTTCCCTCTATTTTTACTTGTTTAGCTTTATTTGCGTAATCCATCGTGGTTAATACGGTTGAGCCATTAATAATAATATCAGCTTTAATATTTATTGCTGTTGGGGCAGTGAAATCAATTCCAGTTTCGCCATTACCCTCAAAGTAGTTATCGACAATACTTAGACTTGTAATTCCCCCAAGATGATAAATACCGCATTTCTTGTTAGTTTCAATTTGACAACCCCTAATATTTACAGATACACCATTTTGAAGCAATATGCCTATACCACCATTAACAAAAATGTGTGTATCTACTATATTTAATATGTTATTCGCACTACTGGTTAATTCTATTCCGTTGCCATCATTCTGAACTATCTCACATTCAATGATATCATTGCACCAACCGTAACCTATTTTTATAGCCGATAATTTAGTGTTCTTAATGGAAACTCTATAGACTTTTAGTAAATCAATTTTAGAAGAATTTATACCGTAATCAGCTAAATGGCTACCATCCAAAGCAATATTTTCAAAGGCAAAACGCTCATTCTGGGAAGCATCATTAAAATGAAACATATCAGACATTATAGACCCAGCGATAACAATTGAACTATTATAACTAACTCCAATTATTTTAATTGGGTTCTGCGTAAGTGTAATTGGTAAGGAAATTAAGTAATTACCCTTTGGGAAAAATACATTCAGGCCATTCGATTGTGCATAATTTACTGTGCTTTGTATCGATGTCGTATCATCGGTAATTCCATCACCTATTGCCCCATAATTCTTTACATTTACTAGCGCAGTTTCTGCCTTATACGCCTCAAATGCAGAGCTCAAACCAGGTTCTGCGGAGGTCATTGCTGCTCCATTCCAAGTTCCTGTAAAATCCCCCGTTGCCGATAATTTACGAGTTGTGGTTAAGTCTGTTATTGTCTCATACTTGTTGTCTGCTTGTGTTTGAGTGTAGTACCGTCCGTCATGATCTCCAGTTATGGAGAGTTTATGTGTCGCTAGTGCATCATAAGCGCCCTTAACCGTCTCTGTTGTGCGCCCTGCTCCTACTGCATCGGCTATGGCTGAATCTGTCTCCACGGTTAACGTGTCGTTAATGAATGTCTTAATATCATTTCCGGCTTTATCAAACCTAGATTGCAGAGTTGTTGCAGTTAATCCGCCAACGTCATTAGGTTCAGGAACTAATGCAGTAATATTATTAAGGTCTGTAGATAGTTTAGTTAATGCCATATTATCACCTTACCTTTCCTCCGTGTCTAGCAGGGAGGTTAATGCTCAATACTGTGGCCGCATAAAAGTCGCTGTCGTTGACAATAATCAGTTTAAAATAATCGAACCCCATTGCTTGAACTTCAACATAAAAAGGCTGAGGATTGTACGAAGTATTGAAACTAAAGTGATTGAAGTTGCAATGTAAAAAGGTTGCCAAGTTGTAGTAGATGGTTTGCTTAACGCTTGTTCCATCAACATTCGTAACAGTTTGAAGATCAACACTTGAATGAACTTCCGGTTTGAGTGATACCCAAATATTGTTCATGTATTTGTTGATGTACTCAGCACCAAAGTCATAAAATCCCATTTCCCACCGCGAATTGATATAAGCCCCATTGTCTATTAAGAGAGCAGGATCGAACTTCATTATGGTTCCTGCTGTTCCGAAGTAAAGAACACCATCTATTTCTAAGAAGTTTGATGCCGGGATATTTTCTCTTTGGTACCAAACGTCCACGCCATAGTTGTAAATCCACGCCACTGAGCCAACGACAAGCCAATACTCTCTGTTCTTTTCATGGACATAGGTTATGGCCTTAGTTAGGTCAACTCCATCTAATGAAGGTTGCACTCTCTTTGACATATAACCAGCATTACGAACGTCACTACCAAGCTGAACTAATGACCATTGATAGACCCCCTCGAAAATGGTAAAGGGGTTATTCAGCACGTTCCTCGCTTGACCGTATGCTATATTCCCCTTGGCTCCGATGTAGCTCGTAGGGAAGGAGGGAACTACTTCTCCTGTTGCTAAAGTTGCCAGGCTATAGGAAGCGTAGTAAGATCCCTGCTCAGTGAAGATAAGTAGTTTATCGTATTGCTTTACTGCGCTAGTCACAGAGAATTCATCTGACCCAACTTCTATATAGGCATTAGCTGGGAAGTATTCAGCCGAAGGTACCCCATCAGCAAGCCCTGTGAAGTAGAGTCTGTTAGCCGATCCCCCATAGACGAATATACGTGAATCGTTTGCTCCGCCGTATATTGTGGCATATAGATTTTGCAGGATTGATGCCCTATCCCCTGTTCCCTTTGTCCACCCTATGTCAGTATTGTTTGGAACTCCTGTTATAGGGGCTACGGTGAAGGTTATAATGTCCTTTGTTACATTGACCGTGTAATCTGTGCCGAGTATCTTAGGCGCTCCGTTGACTATGACATAATCAATAGAGTCATTATTTAACTCTGCAAGTTGAAACGCTGTCGCTATTCCATCAGGAGAGAATGTTTGATGCTTTGCGCCTGTGAGTCTGTTTACCTCTTCGAATAAGGTTCCTCCACCAGTAGGGGGAGTGCTTATGGCTATCTTCGGCCTATACCCTGCCACTACAGACCAGGATGTACCGTCATAACTGAGAAAATCTGTACCGTTTAACATGTAACATTTGCTGCTAAAGGAGAAAAAGCTTGTTTTTGCGTTAGCAACACCAGCGCGAGAAGCCTTTGCCGTTTTACACACAACCGTAGATATGCCAGTCATACTTGCAGTCAGTAGTTTATTAAATGCATTGGCCGTTAATGTTGCGCTGACTGATATACTTGCATTTCCTTGATCATTAACTCCAAACGATGCAGTTAATGATGCGATACCTGTAAGTGAAGCATTTCCCCCGAATGTACCATTAGCTTGCGTTGTTAGAGAAGCACTCCCTGTTAGGGATGCATCTGCGTTATAAACTGTCATTTAATCACCCCTTTTAGGGTTTACGTTAAGGTATCTGTTAATTGCCCAGCCAAGATAATTAATTGATCGTTTGTCAGGATTGCTCGTGCTGTCGTGAGTGGGGCATAATAAAGGAGATTGCCTAAAGTTAATGCATCCCTTACTCCAACATGAGTTACTGTCCCCCACTCTGCTGTGGCAGTTGGAAAGGTTACGTTTGCTGTATTTGCCGTTACTCCATTAGTGGGAGCATTAAACGCCGCCGATTGACGGGCATACGCTCCCCCTGTTACTTCTGTCCCTGCGTCTGCTGCCGTGGGATCTGAGGTATATAGTGCAACGTAGGCGGTTACTGGTGCTGTGTATGCTGTATTTCTTAGGGTTACGTTCACTAAAGCATTTTTGAGATAGTTTGACATTGGCATTAGTACCACTCCTTATACGTCAATATTTTCTAAGTTGTAGAGCTTATCGCCATGAGCGATTATTAGTGTTGTTGTTCCATCTGGCTTCTTAAAGTTAATCATTCCGTTGATGTTTCCCGCTCCAAGATAAGGGATTATAGGAGCATAGCCTTCCATCTTCTTGAGTTTCATACCATCGGTTACGCGCCAATTTTTCATGACGCTTGCTTCACCTAGTTTTAACTCTGTATCTCCATCTGTTGACTCATTAATTCCAAGGAATACGTTGATAGTTGCAGGAGAGATCTGTTTAGGCACTGTTATGCTAGCCATAAAATCACACTCCCACCATCGAATGTATCCCATACACATCAACTATCTTTGCTTCTGATACAGGCTGTTTGATATTGCTTTCTAGGCGAAGTTGCTCAAACATCTGTTGAAAGAAGTTAGCGCTTGCAGGATCTTCGATCAAGAGAAGATGACTAGCTAGGTAGTAAGCGCCACTCATTGAAGTTATTTCGTCAAGTTGTAACGTCTGTGCTAGGTCTGAGATAACAATAGGCACAGGCTTGTAAACTATTCTCACTTTCCCAGCGTAGTAATAATTGATGTAGAGGTCCTTACGCCCCTCCCACTTGTAAGTGGAATCCTTTGTGTATTGACGATCTGAAACTTCATCAATAATTGTATCCACGCTCTTGAAGTCGTTTGGCATAGTCACCTTATACCATGGCTTGTAATCGGGTATCTTCGCAGGATCTAACGGCATACCGAATAAAGCCCTGTTTACCGTGCGGAAATAGTAAGGACCAGTGAATCGTATGCGTGACTTGGTCGCTCCGCTTGTAGGTACTACCACGCCCTTGTATGAGGTGAAATTCGTTACTGTGCTAGGTATAACAATTGTAGCGAGTGTATGCCAGCCAGTAGTATAGTCTTCGATATATGCCGTTCCTTGTCCGTCTGCTTCAAAGTAATATGAAAAGGCTTTGCCAGGTGTTTCAACGGTTAAATCTGTTATAGGTTGAGTCTTGCCGTACTCTTGAATATCAAAGCCAGTTATCAAACCGTATAGAGAAGGAATGGGGCTGTTGCTAATCTCGAAGGTTGAATAGAAGTCACCTGTTCTCGATAAAATATTCTGCCATAAGGTGAGCAATCCGAGTGATCTAGCTCTATATGTTGCTGTTTTTCCTGCATCAATTGTGCCATTAGGGCTTCTTTTGCTTATTAGATCCATGGAAATATCAAAGATTTGCTGTGCTGTAAAAATAGTGTTCACCTCCTAGGCATAAATAAAAAGGCAGGAAGAGATTAGTCCTCCTGCCTATGGTGAAAGCAGTTTATTTGCGATATATGGTTACTGCCGAGGCTGAGTCAATGTGTCCGATGAATGTACCACTTGTGGTGGCCGCTATAGTAGCAAGCCCGCTTAAGGTTACCCCTGTTGCTCCGGCCGCTAAAGTAATCGCATTTGCTGCCCCTACTAGATTTAAGACTGTAAACTCAAAACACGATCCAACACTGTACGAAGGCAACGCTGCAATGATTAGCGCACCAGTCGCGGTTGTGAGTGTTCTGCCCGCTGTTGGCGTCTGAGTAAAGATTGAATTTGCTACAAGTTGCGCGGCTGTCAATGTTGCATCGGCATCGGCAACGGCTACCACTGGTTTAATGTGTGCTGTTACATATTCACTTCGTTGGATTATATCGTTTCCTGTTTCTGTCGCGGTGTAGGCAACGGAAACGGTTGCACCAAGGCCTGTCATAACGAAAGATGTATACTGTAGAACCCACTCTTGCGTATCTCCCGGGTGTACATAAACGGTTATTCCACCGAATGCTACGCTAACATCTTTTGTTCCAAGGTTTTGTATTTTTAACTTGTCTTGGATTATCGGTAAGGTTACGGTTGTTCCTGTCGTTAATGCGTCGGCCGTTACCGCTGTTTCTACTGGATATGCCATGTTACGCCTCCTATTTAGAGGGTAAAGGATTACCCCTACCCTCTGTTTATTTTAGTAATACTTTAATTCTGCTTGTTTTCTTGCTTCTAAGCTATCAGGTGCGTGTACACTGCCTTTAGTTTGGATTTGAGTACGAATGCATCATAGATTACGCGACCTTCAACCAGGTTACCGTTGATTCCCGGAGGGTTGTCATGGATCTTGTAGTCTTGAAGTTTGTCAGCCGCTACAGTTGCAGCAGGGTGGACGCCGATAAAGGCGGTGTTAGTGGGGAGGTAAACGGTTGGAACGCGAATGATCTTCACGTTGTCAATCTGTCCAACTTGCCCATTAATTAACATGTTCTGTGCGATTTCACTCGAGCGCATAAAAGTAGGGTCCTGCTTAATGAAGGAATAGAATGCAGGGGATACCCACGCAATAAGGCTTGCCATTGGGATCTTGTTGTTAGCAAAGTATTCAGTCATAGCTAAGAACTTTGCGTAGGCATTGGAAGCAGTAACGGCAGCCGTAGCACTGCCTGAGTTAGCCACGGCAGCCGTAGCGATAGCAGCTAGGCGATACACGTCAATCTCAGGTGTGATAACTTCATCTTGTTGACGAGCAAGAGCTTTGCCAGCATCCATAACGTTCATAGTCTCTTCTTTGTTTGCTTTGTCAATTGCAAACGTAAAGGAGCGATCCATAGCTAAGGTATAATCTGTTTTAGTGTTATCGAGTTCACCAGGTGTACCATAACGAGCAGTACCAGTTCGAGTGTAGTTGCCCATCGCTACAGTTGGGATATCATAAACATGGATAGTAGATACACCAGACCAGTCATAGTCACGGTTGATTCCTGCTTCTGTGAGAGATTTGAGCTTAAAGCGTTCGTCTACTTTGGGGGAGTATTTTTCTGCGAGATTCATTGCCATCTAAATACACTTCCTTTTAATTTACTTTACTGAGTTAAAGCCCTTCATGAATGGATCTTCCTCCGCTACCTCTGCACTACCATGTGCTGTCACCGCGCCCACAGGGGCTTTCTGCGCCACTTCGCTATTGTGTTCGAGTTGTTTTATCCTTGCTCTGAGTGCGGCGTTCTCATGCTTGCTATAAGCCGCGATAAGGGGAATACCGTTCGCGTTGTCTTGCCACACTTCGGGAGATATTGTGTCCTTTGATCCGTCGAAGTCTTTGCCGTTTTGCTCTTTAAACCACGTTAAAAAAGCAACCTGGTCAGCTTGCTTGGCTGTTTCAGTTTGCCTTGATTGCTGTTCGGTTTCGTATTGCTCTCTGAATTGCTTGGATTTGATTAACTCGTCTTGAACATCGGCAGGAAGCTCTTTGTACTGTTCGCGCATTTGCTGTTCTTTTAGCGCTTGCTTGTAATCTGCTTCTGTTGTGATAGGCTTGCCATTCCACTCATAGTTCTGTTCCACAATGTAAGCGTCGCGAGAATCTTGTTGTGCTTTAGCAATGGCCTTGTCGTAGTTCATGCCCTTCTGAGCCAGTTCTTTCGCTTCGTCAAGCGTGATCTCTTTCTCTTCATGGTTGAACTTGATTTTGAGTTTAGGAATCTCTGTTTCTTCTTTAACTGGTTCCGGTGTTTCCACCACTTGCTCTGTTGTTGCCTCAACTTCTGCTGGTGTGCTTTCAGTTGCTACTATGTCAGAGTTGTAAGAATCTACTTCTGCTGCACTCCCTGCGCCTGTGTCGGTTTCTGCCATCAGATATGGTTGTCTGTGCAGTTTGAACATGGTAATCTCTCCTTCTTGCTCCTATGGTTGGGAGCGATAACTAAATGAACACATAATAAAAACAGGACGTTTGAGACGACCTGTTGCGAATTAGCTATATTAAAAGGTAAACCTTGCACACTGATATAATACTAGGTTTACCTTGGTATACTTGTATACCTTTGGTTTACATTTTGCCTAGAATGGTTTCTTGCCCATACCTGGCATTGCACCTTTGACCATACCTGGAGGAGATGCTTTCCTAGTCGCTGGTTTCTTCTTCATCGGCATAGCCATAGGCATCATGGGCTTTTGCATGGGCGGTGTGTTCTGTTGGGCTAGTGCTTGGAATTGACTGATTGCTTTTGCTGTGGGTTTCTTAGCCATTCGGTCGCCCTCCTTGTTGTTGCATTAATCTTAATACGACTTCTTCCATCTGATCTGGCGGCAATGCTTTGATCTGTGCCTGCTCTTGCGGGGGAAGAGTCTCTATGAACTTCGCCATTTCTTCGTACAAGTGGCTGTTATTGGGTTGTTGTGGTTGTTGTGGTGGAGTTTGTGATTGTTGCGCCGCCGCCGATTGCTGTGCCTGCATCTGTTGTTGTTGATCTAATCGCGCTTTGATGTTGTCAATAAGTTCTTGTTTGTCTGTGATATATCCATCCGGTAGGGCATCCAAGTAGTCGAGTATATCAATACTTCCTTGCTTGAGTAAGTTATCGAGGGTTTCCACTTGACTAACTTCGGACCAGTAGTTTGCTGCTCCGACATCACATTTGACGTTAAGCCATATGTTTTTGAGAACACTGAAATCAAAGTCCTCCTTTGTCTTATTGCCTTTGCCATCATCAATAACGATAGGTCTTTGTCCATAGTACGTCCCCATCATATCTAAGAGGATTCGGCTAATGTCAGATACCCACTCATACAGATTAGCCTTGACGTTTCCCAGGGGTGCCTGTGCGGCTGTCTGCATGGCTACAATGGCGCGATAGTTCATTGCTTTCATGCTACCTGTTAGAGCGTCATTGATGCCTAAAGACTCTTTCGTTTGTTGAATAGCTAGTTCAATGACCTGTACGATTTGATTACTCATGTTGCCAGGCTGCAGGTATGCTGCAGCGTTCGAGATATTATCGCCCGGGTTCATTCCAGTAAGAGGTATTGCTGTGCCTATCTCATTTGACCATCCACTAATTCGGTCAGCATCATACACCGCTTTAGGGAATGCAGTCATCATAAGATTGTACATAACCATTGCGAACATTCTATTAATGAAGATTTGATTCGGTATCATTCCGGTTGCTACTGCTCTGCCATGATATTGATTCTTTTGTTTCTCCCAGCATAACCACGCGACAGGATAGTTTGTTAGTCCAGTGTCAATGTCCTTATAGATGTAGACATTCTCGACACACTTACTAACCTTGATTGTCTTTGTTTTCTTGTCGTACTTGTAGATGATGAGATATAAGGCTTTGCCATAATCATCCCCGATGATCTCTATCTTGCCAGCATCCCCGGCTTGACCATCAACCATCTTATCCTCTGTAATCGAGTCGATGTCTGATTGCTTGCCCTTGTTAAGCTTTACTTCATCCCTTAGACTCTCTACCATGTCTCGCCCGGTTATAATGACATATGGTTGCACCTTAGTGTTGATCGTGGGATTGTTAGCATTACCTAACATGACGTTTGTGCCATCGACTAGCTCGAACCCAATCTCGCCCTTAACATCGTTGAACGCTCCATTATAGGGCTTTGCTTCTGGATCGAAGTACATGTGTGCGGCAACATCGCCCATGATGGCTGCATCGAATAGCGCATCCCTAATGCGGTTATCCATGCCAAACTTAGCGAATAGATTAGCAATCTCACTTGTCGCTATATCAGATGAGTGCTTATCATCCTCCATCTGTGGATCTAAGACGTTGCCATCATCATCTTCGGCATAGGTTAGTGGTTCGCAGTTTGCGGCTACTGCATTAGTTGTAATGATCGCCACGAAAAAGGTTACAGCTCGTTTGATGATATTGAATACTGGTTTCGGCAATCCGTCAGCAACGACATTGCGCCACTGATCACCACTTGAAAATGCGATGTTCGTATCGACGGTTGTGTAGTAATCGGGCTTGCATTGATGATTGTACGTCCTGCCTTTGGTATACTTTTGCCAATCGGCCGTTTGATCACTTACACTGTAGTTGTCCATTATCCGCCCCCTCTTGCTACGTTTATGTCATAGTTGAGTATGTTCTGCCATCCCTGCTGCATCTCTTTGATCTTGCGTTGTTCATCCGGTGTTAGCGTTTGAACGACAGGCTTTGTCTTGCTACCGATGATATACCCGGAGTAGAGCATTATTGCTGTGTATAAAAGAAAGAACAGGCATAAGCCTGCTCCATAAAGTATTTGCATTGTTTACACCTCACTCAAACGTTAGAAAACTCTTCGGCACTGATCCGCCAGTGATGCTCTTAACCATTTGTCTATGCTTTTGCTCAAACTCATCTGGCTTCTTCTTCACTCGCTCCTTGAATCGCATACACTCATCATTCAGAGCGTAGCGTGTCATATCAATAGCGTGGTTGTTGCGGTCTGGATATCCCGCCTTGTAGTTGCCATTAGCATCCTTCTCTAACTCATAGGTTAGGAACTCTCTCGCTGTCTCGGGGCATCGTTTATCGTCAATAATGATCTGTTCTAAGTCCTGCAGGAACTTGATACCAAACTCGATGGAGTCTGGGCCTTTCTTAACAGGTCTTATCTTCAAGCCGTATTGCCTTAACTCATTGATTGATTTAGGCTCAGCTGAATCTGCTGTCACCATCTCGTTAGACTTGTTCTCAGCGCTCACTAGGCCATAGGCAGCATGGTTGGATAGTCCTACCTTGTATATCTCGAAGAAGATGTATAAGCGCTTGTGCTTCATGTCGTAGTGCATCGTTCCATAAGAGAACGGATCAACTGCAAAGCCAAAGTCCATACCCCGCCTAATCACTTCAAACTCGCTTATCTCAGTATCTGAAATAATTCGGCAGGTTACATTTCCAAATACCTCCCCACCTGTGCCCACAACTTTTCCTAGATACTCATGCTGATATGCTAGCTCGTTGACTTCTTTAAGATGCTCAGCTTCTAATATGAATTGCTGTCCTAGCCATTCTTTGGGCACTGTGAGGTAGTTTGAGTGATGGATGAGTCTATCATCGCGAGTAAGCTTTACCTCGGCATTAACCCAATTGTTAGCACTCTTAGGAGGATTGTAGCTATAGAACACAGTAAACGAATCTCCACCACGCATAAGAGACTGATTGATCATCCGAATCTCTTCCATGCCGCCAAACTCGTCAAGCTCTTCATACCAAATGTATTTGCAGTAACCACTCTTAAAGGTGAGAGACTTAATCTTCTTCGGCTTATCTGCGCCTCTAAAAAGGATTTTCTGCCCTGTTGGAATGTAGGTCATGACCAGATTAGACTCAGGCACGTTCCAATATGCTTCTACGCCTAGTATCTCAATTGCCCAGGCTAGTTGCTCAAATACGGATGAATGCAGCGTATCTTTAACTTTGCGAAGTGCTACTCCATTAGCTTTAGGATCTTTCATGATACCTAAGACCATTTCAATGGCTACAAATGAGGATTTAGTCGATCCACGCCCACCGGCTAAGATGTAGTGAGTGTGTTTCTTTTGCTTAATGTCCTTATGAACATCAGAGAAGGAAGGGGCAATTGCTGTTGATAACTTCATAATTCCACCACTCGCGTACATTTTAGCGCTTTTGTTGTTATGGCCCGGTGCGCGATTAGCATATTTGGGTGATTTTGTCCGTCAGACGTGGACACTTATCAAAAAGTATACCTTTTGAGACTGTTGTTAATGAGCTATTTTAAGGTGTCAAAATGCCAAGATAGGTTGTATCGAGAAGTCTCAGAAGTTATGTTTACATATTAAGACTGTTAATTTATATCATCAACTATCTGTACACCAATTGTGCCAGATAGGTTAATGTTCTCAGTTAATAACCCATAACGCTTTGCAAGGAGTTCTGCGGCCTTGTTGCGATCCTTGGGGCTAACTTGCTTAGTCTTAATCCTTGCTGTGCTCATGCCATCCCCCATGCCCTCTACGACTACGCATTCTTCATCTATGTCTCCACGCACTACAGAAGTGAGGTATTTCAGCACTTCGTCTGCTGTTGCAATGGCTGAATCCTGTTTTGATTTCATCAATTCGCCTATAGCATTTTGTATTTCAACTTTCTTCAAATTGTTTTGTCCTATGCTATAAGCCGTCTTAGGAGAATATCCTGCACGAATGGCACTCGCACTTGCATTCAAATCTACAAGATATTCTGCTATAAATGCCTGTTGCTTTGGTGTTAGTGCCATTGTGCTTTACCTCCCTAAAACCTAAAATACTCTTTTATCTTTTGATCATTCGGCATTATTGTTGCAATCCAGTTGATGGCCAGCGCATCGGTTAGCTCTCCATCTTGTACTTGCCTAACTATTTCATTTATCTTTAAGAGGATTTCTTTTTCTCCCACTCTTTACCCCCTTAGCAACTCTGCTATCTTTGCCCTCTTCTCATCCCTAACCCTATCTAAATATCCCAAACAATCTATGCTTACCCATCCATAGCAGTTGCTACAGCTACGGTCTAATGCTGTGTTCTTTGCGTTGTAGTGTTCGCACATCATATTACAATGCTTCTGCTGTCCTGCATCATACGGTTGAACTCGTTGAATGAGTCGCTCTCTTCGTACTCTGCCGTTACCCATTCGCCCACCCACAGTTCTTCACGGCATTTCTGCTTCTGTGGTAGCCAGCGATTGCACGTAGCGCAGTTTACTCTCGCGTCTTTATATAACTCCATGAATTCTTTGCAGGATCTATTTTCCCCAGCCATGATCTCCACCCCCTAATATACTTGTCCTATATATCGGCTTGGTGTCTTAATATTGATTGTAGTGCATTTACTTGTGCCATGATTGCTTTTATGCTATCTCTTCCACTTGTGTACCGAGCTTCTGCTAGATCCCTTGTGAACTTCAGCTCACTTGTATTTCCTCTCGCTACATCGGGTATCAAGGTAGCCTGGAGTCCATCCAGCTTTAACCGCATCATCTCGATCGAAAGAGCTTTTCTGTACTGTTGTTCTGCTGTTGCGCTTTCTTTAGCTAATGCAAATAGAGAACTAGCCCCATTGCCTAGCCTTTGTGCTGCACTATGTATTTCTGAGGCTATGCTTTGTATCTCTATTGCGTTCACCTCTGAAAATAAATTTATAATATCTCCGTTCACCTATTGCATCACGTTACGTCCTGTGTTAATATAAGTCATAAGCAAATTTAAAGGGGGCAACTCACATGGTAAAATCAACTAAAGTGACCATACAAAGACTTAAAAAAATAAAAAGCACACTTGCTGAGATATTATTGGAACGCATAGAAAGTGCTGATAACATCGCATCCTGCATCGCGGATGGATTCACACTAACGCAAGATGATTATGGTAAAGGATGGTACAGTGATGATTGTCTTTACATCAAAGCTGATCCATGGGAGAAACCATATTTCAGAGGATTTGAAACTAAATATCCTGATTTGATCAGAACAACATTAACGCATGGAAACAATGAAATTATTATCCCTGATATAAACAAGATGGTAAAGGCGATGATTATAAATGGGTAAAGAAACACTCAAGTTCGATGTTCACCCCGAAGAGAAGAAACGGCTTGAATCACTTTGTAACTCTCTCCACATAACCAAGATTGAATTTTTACGAAGAGCAATCGCTCAAGCTGAAAAAGAGAATAAGTAATATAAAAAGACCTGCGTTGAGCCGTTTATTAGACGGAGGCAGGTCTTTTTGCTAGGTTCTGACATTACTATTCTATCACGTTTTTATACCCTTGTACTATCCAAAAACTATACTATACTTCTCCTAGCTCTCTTTTGCTCTTCTGCTCTCAATACCTCAGTGATGCCGAACAGATTAATAGCGATGGATCTCAGGCCCCTATTGTGCAGCTTATAGCATCCACTCTCAGCATATCCAACTTGTTCCGCTATATGCGCCCACGGTTCCTGTATGGTGTTAATATATCTCTCTTGGAGTATTGTTCTCTCTACCTGTGGTAAGTCCTCTATAGCACGCTCTAGCCTGTCTGCTAGATGCTTTGCTTGTGTGTACTCCTTGCGTTGTTGTTGGTGTTCTTCATCCTCTGCCAGCTTTGCTCCCCCAGCTAATTGCACTATTGAGCTATGCCCTATCTGTTCGCCATATGTTGCAACTAGCTTTACTGTACTAGAGTAATTATCATCTATGTCCTCTTTGAGGTTGTTAACATATCTCTGTTGCGCCCGGTATCCTTCGAGGTATAGCTTAGTCAATCGCAATGCGCTTGATTGCGCTCCTTTGATCATCAATCGTTCGCAATGTTCTGCTGTTTGTTTTATGTCCATGCTATTCCCCTTTCTCGGTAGCGTCTTCCTTCTTCTTTCCGCACTTCTTGCAAATAAAGGTGTCCTTCGTTATTTTTAACCAAATGTCGTTGCTATTCTTAAGGAGTTTAGCGCATTTCGTACAGTGCATTTCCTTCATGCTGTACTCGCATTTAATCCCTCTTGGTTTTTTAATCTCCGCTGAGTATCTGCGCCAGCTCCATCCAACCAATATGCAATAACAAGTTGCCGATGTTGGATGTCCAGTTATGCCAGATATTTTCTGTAGCGATGAGGATATTCCAGCCTTATACTCAAAATGTTCACATGATTCACATTTACTCATGCCTATTCCCCTTTCTTCTCTCCCTTTGTTGCATACAGTAAATACCCCATGCCAATTGCTGTACTCAGCACCGCATTTGAGTATCTTCCGTTGATCGCTTCGTTTACTGCGTCCCCTGCTCCCCATATTGCAAACGATAGCATTATAAATTTTAGCATCTTCAGGCTTACGCCTAATCTGTTAAGCAATTAGTCACACCTTCTTTTGTTGATTCACATCAGGCATTTTTAGATATACAGACTGTAGAAGCATCATGATTTCTCTCAGCTTAACGGGCATATTGTATCCCCCTTGCAATTACATTTATCCACCCATGAGCAATCATCTGGACAGGTTATAGGATTATAAA